ACGGTGACAGAACACATGCTCGTCCTGCGCCGATGCCGAGGGCGCGGCGCTCGGACTCGGTGAGGTACATGTCTCCCGTGGGGTTGGCGAACTGCATGGACGCGCTGAACTGCGTGGCCGTCTCGGACAGCTGCGTCGCGCCGAACGGGACGTCCGAGCCGTCCGTGCTCGCTATCGCCCTGTGGGCGACGGTGCGGCAGACGCGCATGAGTCGGAAGGTGAACGACTCGGACGGGTCCGTGTAGCTGATGTCCGAGCCGTCCATCTCCGCGCACATCACGTCGGTGGCCTCAAGGAGGCGTTCGAGCAGGGTCCCGTCGTCCATCGAGTCGTCGGGGTAGGCCCTGCGGTAGTCGGCCACGGTCGCGAACGGCTCCATGCCTAGCCTCCCAGAATCGTCAGGAGCCGCGACTTCGAGGCGCGCTTGGGCACCTCTATGCCGCGAGACTCGGCCAGCTCGCGCAACTGCGCGATTGTCATGTCCGCCAGAACGCCGTTTGACGCGCCTGTTCGTTCGTCAGGGGCGTTTTCATCCGCATCGTGGGCAATTAGTCCAGATTGGACGAAGCCGCCCTCACAAAGCTCTCTGAGGCGTTCTGGCGTCCCGTGCCACTCGTCGCCGACCGCGTATGCCGCCCACGTCTCTCGGTCGCGGAACGGGGTCAGTACGACGGCCATGGCTAGGCCACGTGCTCCATGGAGCCGCGCACGACGAACTGCTCGACCTCGGGCGCGATGGTGAGGGTGCGCACGGGGTAGACCTCGATGGCCGCGTGGTCCATGGCCTTGTCGTAGGCGAAGCCGATGAGGTTGGAGCCGTCGGTCTGGTAGTCGAACTCGGCGGCGTTGAGGGTGCCGAAGTCGATGCCGTAGGCCTTGAGGTTCGCGACGGGGGTCGCCACGCACGTACCTGCGGTGACGCGGTTGGTCAGGAAGACCTTGTTCACGCCGAGGAAGTTCTCGAGGTAGGTCATGCCGAAGAGGTCCTGCGTGGTGATGGTCGCGTTGGCGAGGTAGTCGTACACGTCGGAGCGGTTCAGGAAGTGAACGATGTCGGTGTCGTTCTCGCGGTTCGTCTCAAGCGTGTTGAGCAGCGTGTCCTCGGTGTGGGCGAGCATCTGCTGCAAGCCCCAGGTGGTGCCGCTGGCGGGGTCCGCGACGGTCGCGCCGTCGAAGAGATTGAGCCAGTCGAAGATGTCGGCGACGGTGTCAGAGCGGAGCTGCTTGTACGCCTGGTCAACGAAGCGGGTCACGGCGTTCTTGAGCCCGCCCTGCTGGATAGCCTGCGCGGTGACGCGGAATCGGTAGGGGATGAAGTTGACCTTGCGGAGCGGCACCTCCGTGAGGTCGAAGTGGGAGAGCGCGATCTCGTCGCCCTCGACGTACTTGCGGCCGGAGGAGCTTCCGAGCTGCGCGTATGCCACGTAGTAGTTCTTGAGGTCGGCCTTCGCGGGGGACTGGACCTCCGTGTAGGTGTCGCCGCTCTTGGTGTAGTAGGTCTTGCCCGTAACGACGTCGGTGTCGCGGGTCTTCTCGTAGGCGATGGTGCCTGGGTCGATGGCCGCGTCAACGAGTGAGCCGTTGACCACGTACTTGTACAGGGTCGTCCCTGCGGTCACGACCTCGGGGGCGAAGAAGCCGACCACCTCGTTGAAGCGGTCGAACTCGCCCTGGTATCGGCTGATGTACTCGGAGAAGATTGCCGGGATGGTGTCGGACGAAAGGATGGTGTTGGGAGTGACAGCCATGTCTGTGCTCCAATCTCTCTAGTTGTCTCTAGTGCTTGCGGTGCTCGGCGTTCCACGCCTCGCGGATGTCGATGCGCTCCTGCGCGTTCTTGGCCTTGGCGAGTCGGTCTTCGAGGGTCTCCCTGACCCCGCCACCGTCGCCTCCGTCGCCCATGGAGCCGAACTTGGGTCGCGACTCCTCGACGCTGGCGAGGTACTTGGCGTTGTCCTCAACGTCGCCCGCCATGCGCGAGAGCGTCCCCGCGTTCACGCCGTACTGGGCGGCGAGCCTCGTGACCTCGTGCGCGCGCTCCTGCTCCGCCTGCGCCCGCTCGAACTTGGCCTTCCAGTCGGCGGCCTCGGCCTCGGCGCGGGCCTTCGCGTCGTTGGCCTTCTCGATGTCGCTCTTGTTGGCCTCTTCGAGCTGGTCGAACTTCGCGGCCTTCGCCTTCAGGTCCTCGTAGTCGGCGGGAGGGGTCGCCTTGGCGCGGGCAAGCCGCTCCTGCACGATCCTGTCCACCTGCTCCTGCGTGAACGTCTTCGGCTCGGTCGCTGCTCCAGACGGGTCAGCTGCGCCCGTCTGTTGGTTGGTGCTCCCACCGTTCGGCTCGGTGGTGGTGTTCTGTTCGGCCATGTCGGCCTCCTTTCCCTGCCCCAGCAGGTGTCGGTGCGTCCGTTGACCGCCGGACGCGATGCGTGGGTATGAAAAAGCCGCCCTCTCGGACGGCTTGGTTCATCGGTTGATTCAGTTGGCAAGCCATGAGGGAGTCGAACCCCCGTCCTCGGTTTTGGAGACCGACGTGCTTCGCGTTGCACCAATGGCCTGTTATGGCTGGCACGGCGGGACTCGAACCCGCAACAAACGGCTTAACGGGCCGCTGCTCTGCCAATTGAGCTACGCGCCAGTTTTCGACAATCTTTCAACAGTCGGGGAAACGTCGTTTCAGATATTGTTCAGTGACTTTTCAGAAGTCGCATAGATAGGCGTTCCACTCTCTCTGGGTCTTGGGCTATTTGTGAGTTGTTCGTGGAGTAGTTCGGTTTTGCATAAAAACCCCGTCTTTCTCCGTTACGCTCAGCGGCGTAGCGTGCCGCACACGCGCCCCAAGGCGCAGCGCGGGCGGTGCGCGTCACACGCCGCTGGCGTTACGGACGCAGAGAGAAATCCCACGTAGATAACCTATGGCCGTTTTGCATAAAACGGTCTTTTTTATTAAATGCGCAGGTAAACGCATTAGTTACTGTCATTTTCGCCCCCTGTAACTCAGCAAAACCGCAGGTCACGAGTTGTAATAAACACGCTGTTTTTTGGTACTTTTTGCATAAAACAGCTATTTTTATGCATAAATAGGGCGTTTTATCAATTTATTTTGTAACTCATGCGAATGGCCAATTTGCGTCTCCGCAGGTAGCGAATGAGTTACCGTGGGATGTGGCTCAGAGTTGGCGTACTGTAACTTGCACCGAAAATATCAGCAGTGGTTCCACCTCGTGTCGCTGTTCTCGCGCATCAGGCGCTCCCAGTCCACGTCGTCGAAGTCGATTTCATACGAGTCAATCGCCTTCGTGGTCGGTCGCGGTCGCGTCGGCTCGCGCATGCTCTCGCCCGTGTCCCGCGCCCTCTGCACGCACGCCCGCACCATCGCGTCAGCCATCGGCGTGAGGTGGCGGCAGGCTATGTCGAGGATTTCCTGTAGCGTGAGCATGGCTTACCTCCGGCGCTTCTTCCACTTCCGGTCCTCAAGCAGGTACAAGTAGTGGTTGCCAACGTCCTCCCAGTCGGCGTCCGTCGCCCCGTCTCCCCTGCGTATGAGGTCGCTGATTATGTCGCGGTACTCTGCATCGAGTTCGGCGAGGTTCGATGCGGCGTTCATGCGCTCGTAGTACTCCTCGGCCTCCTGCGGCCTCAGCCCCCGCGTCGGCGACATCCTGCGGAGCCGCCTCGTCGCGGCGCGTCGCATGTTCGCGTAGCCCTGCGCCGATGTGATGTCTTGGTTGTACACCATGCGGTGGTATCTGCCGTCTGCCCCTATCAGGTTGTGCTTCGGCGGCATGAATCCGCTCTCGCGCCACAGCCGGTAGTACTCGTCGGGATCGTACCCCTCTATCTGCGTGGCGTCGTCGAAGGAACTTCCGCCCCTGCTTGGCACACACAGGCAATCGCAATTTTGATGATTTCCCGCCTTCGCGGAGTCCTCCGTGTAGTACACGAATCCCCTGCTCGCGAGCATCAGGCACCAGTCGCACGTCTCCTGCCCCGTCGGTATCCTCGCGTATCGCATGTTCGCGCCGTGGCAGTTGCGCATCTGCGCCATGTAGTTGCATCGCTTGGTGTAGAAGTCCGCGAGCACGCCGACCTTCTCGACGTATCCCTTGGTGTCCCCCTCGACCACCTTGCGGCACAGCCACCTCACCTTGCCCGCAACCATGTCCATGTCTATGAGATCGTCGTAGATGGACGACGTTGCGTTGATCCCCTCCGCCGCGCACACCTCGTCGAAGAGTTGCCCCGCGAGCGCCTGCGCCTCGTCCCCGTAGATGCCGATGGAGTCTTGGAGCGCGGATATGGTCGCGTCCCTCACAGAGGACACGCCCCTGCCGCCTATGCTCCCTATCTCGTCAAGGACGTACCGCGCGGACTCCTGCCCGAGGTCTATGAGCGCCTGCCTGTAGTCCTCAAGGTCTGCCTTGGAGATCTGCATTTCCCTCGCCCGTCTCGCCGAGAAGGCTCATCGCCCGCGCCTGTCCCGCACCGATGTTCTGTTCCGTGTTCGGTTGGGTGTTCTGCATCGATCTGTTGAGAATCGTACCCATGTTCGCCCTCGCCTGATTCATCCGCATCTGCGAGTTGACCCGCGCTATCGTAGCTTGGTCGAACCCGACCATCTCGAAGAACACGTCCGTCTGCGCGAACGCTGGGTTGACCGTCGCTATCTTCATGGCCGCGTCGGTGGTTGCCGCGATGCTCGGCATGGCCGGGTTCTTGAAGTGCGGCATGACGGAGCGCTGAACGTCGTCCAGCTCGTCCACGCTCGACCTGTTCCCCTCGACCATCATCACGAGCAAGGCTATCTGCCGAAGCGCGGGTATCAGGTGCTCGTCCTCGAAGCTCTGCGCGTCGTCTATCAGGTCGCGACGCGCCTCCACGATGGCCTCGGCAGAGCTCGGGTTGTCCTGCACGATTCCCAGAGATTGCAGCGGGACGCCCGTGGCAGACGCGAACAGCTTTGCCTGAAGCTCTATCACGCTTATGAGCGACTGCGGGCTGTTTGACGGTAGCTGGTCGATGCTCGGCGTGTGACCCTGCCTGTCCATCGTGGCGAGCAGGAACGGGTTGATGTACATGCTCCACTGCGGCTTGTCTTGGAGCGCTTCGTACATTGCCTCGGTCAAGCCCAGCACCGCGCGCATCGGTATCGCGTAGAACGCCTGAGATATGGCGATGGCCAACCTCGCGCTCAACGCCTGGTCGATGATGCTGCGCACGTCCTTGGTTATCCTCGTGCCGCCAAGCGGCTTCTTGTCCGTCGGCTCGTAGACGAACGGCACCATCATCAGCGCGTCTCGCGGCGTCTCCACGTGCTCCGCCCTCCACTCGCTCGGCGAGTCGCGGAATATCGAGACGCGGTTCCCCGGCATGTGCAGGTTCACCTGCGTCGTCACCTCGCGCTTCGGCGACCATGCCGTTCTCCCGGAGTCGGCCATCACGAACCCGCTGCGCATCCTGCCCGTGGCGCGGTTCATTATCGCCGCGCCGCCGTCCGCGCTGTGGAACGTGACCGACGCGCTCCTGCCGAAGTTGTTCACGCACGCGAACGAGCAGCCCTTCTCGAGCGTCCCCGTCCTCGTCTTGGAGAACTCGGACACGAAGTTGCCCCTGTCCATCGCGCGTTCGAGCCCAGCGTCCATCGTCCCGCCCTCGAACACGAAGCCGTCGAAGCGGACGTGGTTGGCGAGCGCCTTGACCGCCTTCCTCGCCCAGTCGCAGGACAAGTCGACGCGAACCCTCTCCTTCGCCTCCTCGGGGAGGATGTCGATGCCGATGTCCTTCACCATCACGTCGCCCTCGAAGTAGCTCTCTATGAGGTCGTTCCTGCGCCTCGTCTTGCGGTACACGTCGAGCAGCGCCTCAAGCTCCTCGGACTCGTCCTTGGTCAGCCCCTTCGCTTGGGTGATTCCAGAAAGCTCCATCATAGGTTTATCCTCACCTCCTCGGAAGGCTCGCGCATCGTCCTCACCGCCCACCAATGGGCGAGCGACATGGACTCGGCTATCGTGGACTCGACGGGCTCCTCGGAGTCGAACCCGTACCCGCCCGCGTTGCCTATCTTCCTCTTCGTGCATTTGTGCAGGGCTTCCGTGGCCTGCTCCTGGTCGATGTGCGTCAGCTCGCGCGACCGAACCGCGTCCACGAAGCCGCTGCACGCCTCCGCCATCTCGTAGGACTTCGGCAGTATCAGCATGTCCTCGTCAACACCTGCGGCCACGAGCTTGCCGTAGAGCGTCATCGCGTCGCTCTTCCCGTCTATCACTATCGACTCGGCGTGCTCGCATGCGTCGAGGAACCACTCGACGAACCTTCCTATCCCCCTGTTGAGGGGCCAGCTGTCGATGTACTCGACGTGGGGACGCGCCCTGTCTTCCTCTGGTATCAGGCACACCGCAATCGAGCCAACCTGTCCGTCCTTGTCGAACTTCACCGAGTAGACGGGCCTTCCTCGCAGGTCGCTCGCGTCGGCGTCCCCGATGCAGCATGCGTTCCAAAGCGCTCTGTCTATCGGCCTTATGGACGACACGACGCCGCCCCACCATCCAAGGTGCTCGCGCGCGAACGTCTCTGCGCTCATGCTCTTGCTGTCCTTGCGTAGGCCGCTTATTAGCAGGTTCAGGCCGAGCGACGGGTTCTCCATGTACCAGCGCTCCTCGTCGGTCACGTCGCCAACCTCGTCGGTCGCCCACTCGTGGATGCAAAGCCCCTCGTATGGGTCCGCGTGTGCCATGTCACGCAGCCGCATGAACACCTCGCCCTTGTGCGGCCTTCTCGGGTCTGGCACGGTGCCCATGAGAATCGTCTGTGGAGAGCCAGACGGGGCAGCCGAGTTCAGGGGCGAGAGCGACGCGTCCTGCTCGTCCGTGTAGCTCTGCGCCTCGTCTATCACTATCAGGTCGAACGTCCCGCCGCGCCCCATGTCTCCGCCGGTGCCGCGCGTGCGGAACTCGATGTGTCCGCCGTCCTTCAGGTCGAGGATCATCTGGTTTGCGCTCGTTGTGTACCTGTCTACCAGCCTGTTCAGCTCCGGGTACTTCGCGTTTATGTCGTGTCTGCACTCGCCGAACTTCTCGCGAAGTCGGTCGAAAGCCACGCGGCTCGTCTGGTACTCCTGCGCCGTGTGAAGGATGCGCTCGTTCCTGAATCTCAGCCCCCACGACTCGCGAGGGTCACATACGCCGGTGTTGTGCGTGGCTGTATACTGCCGTCCTGCGAGGTACAGATGGCTTTCGTTATTTATCGCTATGCACTTGCTTGGAACGTCTTCGATGCGTTCAATCTTTGCGACCGCCTTGTATGCGGTTCTGTCGGCGATTATGTCTTTCAGTCGTGAACGCTTCCGCTCCATCCTGAAGCACGGGTGATTGGAGTCGGTGAAGAACATGATGCGATACACCGTACCTGCGGGCTTGCCGTTGCATGTCGCGCTCTTCGAGTGCATTCTTGCCTTGATGCCAAGACTCGCGCACAGCTCAAGCACCTGCTCGCAGAGCAACCGTTTTTTCTGGACGAACTCGCACTGCCCAGCCTTCGAGCAATACCCATCCGTGTCCATGAGTCCTTGCAAGAGCGCCCATCGTTGTTCGACGGATGCTATCATGTACTGCTCTGGTATGTGTTTGTTGCAAAGCACGCCGAGCAGTTTCAATCGAGCATAAAAAGAGCCGCTATCGTTGCGGCCCTTGGTCTTTCTTCCGATTCTGAAACACGGCGCCCTGTCTTTTACCTTCAGCCGTGTAAGCGTCTCTCCGCACTCGGCAAACAGGCGCGTTGTCTCTGGTATGTCATCCTCGTTGACGGTTATCGAAGCGTCCTTGCTCGTGCCGTCGCCAAGCCATGCGCCAAGCAGGTACGGATGTATCGGCAAGTCGCGTTCTGGATATTCGACAGCATTGTTCATTGGGACGCGGTAACGGTACTCGTTCCTTCCACTTGTGTGAGGCTTGATGTAGTCACCAAACATCTCCTTCGTGGTAAGCTCGTACCATCCATCGCCGTGGTACTCGTGCTTGCGTCTAGACGTTCTCGCGCATGTCTTCGATACCCGTCTACAAGTCTGCATCGAGTTGTGTGTCTGAACTGTCCATATGTGGTCTTCGCTTGCGTCTACCGATGCACCGTCATCGAACGTCACTCGGTACATCGGCTTGTGGAATGTCTCCGACTCAAGCGTGACTCGCGAGGGCCTTCCGTCCTGTCCGAACACGTAATCCCCCACGTGGATGTCGGCCATGCGCTTCCAACCGTTCGGCGTCGGTATTTCGGTTTCAAGTGCCAGCGCCTTCCCGTTCTGCCTCTGGACTGGCAGGATGCACAGCGAGTTGAGCAGCGTGCCGTGCCTGTCCACAGCGAGCCAGTCGTCGAGGACCGTCCGCTGCCACGGATGGGGCGGCAAACCGTATGCCTCGGCGTACTCCGCCGCGAGCGCGCCCTCCGTGAACTCGTATTGCGCCGCGTATGTGTACGTCGGGGTCTGGTTTCCGATTCTCCTGCGCCTACCCGCCATCGCTACCGCTTCTCTTCCTCATGGCTTCGAGGCGTTTCTTGATGTCCGCGTCCGGCGTGTCCTCGTCGGTGCCGCCAGTTATCGCCTTCCACCTGTCCATGGCCTCGAACATGCCCGTGGCGAGCGGCTTGATGTCGCGCCCCGAGTCCGTCATGTCCAGCACGCGCGCGTACTTGCGAACGACCTCGAACACCATCCCGGCCTCGTCACCCGCGACTAGCATCTCCTCGATGTGCGTCGAGCTGGACGTTTCCAGCGGCTTGTTCTTCGGCATCCTGTCACCTTCTTTCAAGCGCCCCTGCGCCAGTCGCGCGACGTGCGTACCTGCGCAGGCGTCGGTGGCCTTCTCCCACCCTTGCGACCCTTGGCGATTCTCATGACCTCTTCGACCGTCTTGTTCGAGCGCCACTCGTTGCAGCACTTGTGCGCCGCCGCGAGGTTGTCGTAGTCGAGCGCCGCCGCCTGTGCGGACGGGTATCCACCGAGCCAGTACTTCGACACCGGCACCAGCTCGTCAACCACGAACGAGGACGGGTGCGGGAACTTGAGCGAGTAGTCTATGGTCCCCGCCCTGCCCATCGCCCTGCATATCCAGCACGGACGGCCCTCGGCGCGCAGCCTGTCCCGTAGCTTTCTACGTGCGCTGCCGTTCGCATATCGAGGCTCATGGGCCATATGCGTACACCCGTTTCTATTGTGGTTTCGTTCCTTGGTGTGTTGGCGGT